GGCCGGCAAGTTGGCCGGCCTACGGAAGGAGTGGTACCCGAATGGGAACAAGTGCTCCAAGTCTACCTTTAAGGCCGGCAAGGCGGACGGTCTCTGCCAGATATGGTGGGAGAATGGCAAACCGTACTACGAGGGGAACTATAAGGACGGCAAGCCGGATGGCCTCTGCCAGAGATGGGACGAGACCGGCAAGCTGAGCTACAGTCTACGCTACAAAGATGGGGTACTGCAAGAGTAGTGCCCTTATCCTTGCCCTCATTGAGGGCTTATATTGCATAGGTAAAAGGAGAAGAGTATGGAAACAAAGACCAACGGGAATACGCTTACAATTACGATTAGCATTAGTAGTGAGATAGCAACCGATGAGATGGAGGATATTATAGACTATCTCATCGGGATAAAAGAAACAACGGCGGAGATGCAGGACATACGGAATAAGGTACGTGGCATAGTGCAATGCAACCAAATAGATATGTTGTTGGAGGCCGAAAGTATCCCCTTATGCGGGAACTACGGAGATACACTGGCAAAATATATCTATGATGTTGTCGGAATAAGCGAGGATTGGCGTTCTTATAGGGATTGGCGGAAAACCGCATACCGTGAGGTATGCGAGGAGTTGGAGGCAATGGGGAAGTAGTGCCCTTATCCTTGCCCTCATCGAGGGCTTATATTATATATAAAAGGAGATGTGCATGTGCGAGTTTGTATCGTGGATTGAAGATAAGGACGGCAAGCTGTGGTGGCTGACGGACAAGGTAGTGGAGGCCTACGTGGCTCAACATAGCGGCGAAAATGTAGAAATTGAGTGGGCAGATTACGCCGGCCACTCGGCAATCAGAAAGGTACTGGGTGTCGATGGGAAACACGGCGAAGGTTTCCCGTGCCCGGCAGAGATTGCTAAAAGCATAAGAGCCGGGGAATTAAGGAAAATCGCAAGACTCGGGGCGTTGGTATATGTAGAGGTGTCGGCGGCCGGGGAAATACACGGCCTCCGTCTGGAATGGTGGGGTGACGGCAAATTGTACTCCGAGTCTCACTACAAGGCCGGAAAGCGGGACGGCATCTGCCAGGTCTGGTACACAAACGGGAGATTACACCACGAGGACACCTACAAGTCCGGGGAATGGGACGGTCTCTGCCAGACATGGCATGAGAACGGCAATTTGTGCTACAAGCATACATACAAGGACGGAAAGCGGGACGGCCTCTGCCAGACATGGCATCATAACGGCAAACCGCAGTACGATGAAACATATAAGTCTGGCAAGTTAGACGACCTCTGGCAGAGCTGGAACTATAGCGGGAAGCTACTCCACAAGGCAAACTACAAGGATGGGGTACTAATAGCAAGGAGATGTGTATGAAAACAGAACGGCGGTGGGAGTGGAACGATAACACGAGGGTATACTCCGAATCTACCTACAGGGACGGCAGGCGGGACGGCCTCTGCCGGGAGTGGTACGAGACCGGGGACTTGAAATACAAGGCTGACTATAAGTCCGGGGAAATAGTCGGCCTCTGCCAGAGATGGTGGAGTAACGGCAAACTGCGCCTAGAGGAAACATATAAGGATGGGGAGTTAGACGGCCTCCGTCAGGCATGGCATGAGACCGGCAACCCGGACTACGAGGAAACATATAAGTCTGGCAAGTTAGACGGCCGCTGCAGGGAATGGTGGGAGAATGGCAAACTGCGATGCGAGGAAACCTACAAGGCCGGAGAGTTAGACGGCCTCCGTCAGGCATGGTACGAGACCGGCAACCCGCACTCGGAGACTACCTTTAAGGCCGGCGAATATGACGGCCTCTGTCAGATATGGTACGAGAATGGTAAACTGCGATGCAGGTATACCTACAAGGATGGGCAAGTGCAAGCGTAGTGGATTTATCCTTGCCCTCATGGAGGGCTTATATTATATATAAAAGGAGTGGGTATGTGTGAGTTTGTATCGTGGATTGAAGATAAGGAAGGGAATCTGTGGTGGTTGACAGATAGGATGGTGGAGGCCTTCGTGGCTCAACATGAGGGCGAAACTGCAGAAATTGAGTGGATAGATTGGGTCGGCCACGCGGCAATTACAAAGGTACTGGGCATCGATGGGGAACACGGCGAAGGGTTTCCGTGCCCGGCAGAAGTTGCTAAAAGCATAAGAGCCGGGGAATTAAGGAAAATCGCAAGACTCGGGATATTGCGGGAGGTATCAGTGTCGGCGGCCGGGGAAATACACGGCCTCTGCAAGACATGGTGGCCGAATGGGAACTTGCACTACAAGTCTCACTACAAGGCCGGGGAACTAGACGGCCACTGTCTGGAGTGGTGGCCGAATGGGAACTTGTGCTCCGAGTCTACCTACAAGGCCGGCAAGTTGGCCGGCCTACGGAAGGAGTGGTACCCGAATGGGAACAAGTGCTCCAAGTCTACCTTTAAGGCCGGCAAGGCGGACGGTCTCTGCCAGATATGGTGGGAGAATGGCAAATTGCACTACAAGACTCACCACAAGGCCGGCAAGGCGGACGGTCTCTGGCAGGCATGGTGGGAGAATGGCAAATTGCGAACAGAGGACACCTACAAAGCCGGGGAATGGGACGGCCTCTGCCAGAGATGGGACGAGACCGGCAAGCTGAGCTACAAGCATACATACAAGGCCGGGATGGTGATAGCATAGAGTGGTCTTATCCTTGCCCTCATCGAGGGCTTGTTTTAAAATATGCTACAAATGGAGGGATGTATGATTATCAAACATAACGCCAAGAAGCTATCCAGAGACCAAATTAGGGCTATTGCAGGCCTTGCACAACGCAAGGCAAGGCAAAGTTACAGGTCGGCTTTGCAGTGGCTCTATGGCCTATCACAGGCCGCCACGATTACTGTCAAGCAAGCGTCGGCGGTTGCAAGATGTGAGAGGCGCAAATACAAAGCTGCGTTATTAGGGATAGCTCGTTGGGCTTATCGAGCAAAGGAAAAAGAAGAATGCTAACGACAACAGAAGTTAGAAAAGAAGGAGACATCTATGTAGTTACTCACAGCGATGGAACGGTCGACCACCAAACCCGTGCGGAGTTTATTCGGTACTTAGAGCAGTTATATAATCTGGAACAATCAACAACGAAGGAGGAAGCATGATTTTTAAAAGTAATTATCGAGGAGTAGAAATTGAGGTACAAACAGATTCTTCATTGTTTAAGAAGGGAGACAATTATTTTGACTCCCTCGATAAAGCACTTCGTTTCATTGACTGGGAAGTTACCCTTAAGGAAACCGGAACGGACAAACTGATTGCCTATTATGGTGCATTTGACAAAAAGTATGAAAGGGTAGAAGTGTCTCCACCGTGCTACTCAAACACAGATAACTTATCAAAGTACGCCTGTATTAATAGTGGAGAAGAGAAGGGGAAGGTCGTACAGATGTTTTATCTGTATGCAGATACCGAAAAAAACAGAGAAATGTTTAAAGAGATAGAAGACTTGCAAGAAAAAGGCAAAGAAATGCGGAAGAAGATGAAGGAACTGACAAATAAATTGCAGCCATTTTCAATAACAAAAGAAGGAGAAGAAAAATGCTGAAAACAAAGAATAAGCACACCGGGTTAGCAACTCTTTTACTCCAGATTGCCTTGATAATAGCCATATACTTTTTGGCGGAGGCAGTATATAAATGAAAGAGAGAATAGAAGAACTTAAAAGTCGGATAAAAGCTGACGTGCAAACTCTTCGCTCATTGGGGATTAAGCTGACGGTGTCGATAAAAGCTCCAACAGCCGACTTCACACTTGCATCGTTCGAGGACAATTTCCTGACTGAAGTGAATGACCTATGGTCAGGGGTAGATATACCCCTTGAATGGAAGTCTTGCATCGCATGGTGCAAGGCTAACGGGAAAAAACATAGTAAGCAAAGGTTTGTGAATTGGCTGAACAAGGCCGCCAAACAGCTTGTATCTGTGGGCACAGGTGTGCCAAAGTATGAGGCAGTGCGGGCTTTCCGTCAGGCAGCTTCGCCAAAGAGTGCGGCTGAAATATTAAGAGAAAGAGGAGAATAAAAGTGAGTAATTTCTACAAAAGACCGGAAGGTACTTGTGGCTGGTACACGAGTGATATTACAGAAAAAGAAAAGGCAACGATACAGCAGATAGCGACGGCTGAAGGATTAACGTTGCAAGGAGTTAACCTTATAGGATGGACTCCTTATGTAAACTTCGGCGGTTTGTTGCAGAAGCTGAAGAAGCAATGCTCCGAGAACGGTACAACCTATTCCATCTTCACTTCTCCTGCTACCATTATAATAGGGGAAGGGGCATCTCAAGCCGCGGTGAGGGGTAGAGACTCGCTGCCGTTCCCGTGCTGTATCGAAGTAGAAGCACGGATAGAAATATATGACCCAAAGACAGGTCATATAGATGTTTTTGTAAACACAGGCGTATGCTCCCCAAACACAGCATCAATGCCTGCGATGAAGATTTACGACAATATCGCTATGATGGCACGCACGCGGGCAATTTGTAGAGCGTTGAGATTAGCAGTAGGAGTAGGGATTACTTCCATTGAGGAACTACCCTCGATGGATGATGTCAAACAAGACCCCCCCCCACAACGGATGCTCAACAAACCAGAGAAGGAGACAGGGGAAATGCGGAAGAAGGAGACAAGGGAGATAGGGGAAATGTATGAGTTAGAAATGATGGATGAGTACGAACAGAATGATTTTCGGCGGACAACCGTTCAAAGGTTAAAGCGGTATACGAATGAAGATACAGAGGCGATGAAAAAGATATTGGAGAAAGCAACCTCAAAAACCACATTCGCCGATGCTACACATGAAGACATCCTTAACCTGGCTAGCTATCTTGGAGACATAGAGACAGGGGGTACAAAATGACCCCTATTTACGACGCAAAGAACCATAAGTATTATGACGACAAGGGGAATATAATCCCATCGGTTACACAGATTTTGCGAGCCGTTGGTATTTCTCACCCATATAAACAGGCATACGGTGAGAAAGGCACAGCAGTACATGAGGCCATACTTAATTATGATGAGTACGGAGTATGGCCACAAGATGCCGAGATAGCTTCTTATCTCGAAGGATACAAACTGTTCCGGAAGGAACAGAACGATTTGTTCATCGGACGCAGAAAGGACGACATCAATGAAGTCCCTCTGGCTTGTGATACAATATGGGTTAGGGGAAATACAGCTCCCTTCGCAGGCACAGCCGACAAGGTATGCGTTTTGTATGATACGCCCGTCGAGGGTTCCAAGTGCCTATATGCTCATATTTTCGATTTCAAGACAGGCAATCCGGATAATTCGCATCTCTATCAACTGTTAGGATACAAGTTGTTGATAGAGGCCAATTTCCCAGATTATTCCTCTTTCTCTCGTGGGTTTGCGGTGTACCTAAGGCCTGCTGCTTACGAATACGTGGAAGTAGATTACAAAAAACTTGCTGGAAATTTGTTTGCGCACTATATAGAAATAATGGATTTAAAAAAACGTCCGATGAATGAGTTAATCATAAGTAAAGGAGATAACAATGCCAAGATGGGGTAAAGAATCGAAAGTCGAGGATACGAGTTCGGAAGTATTTATCCGTACTCAGTGCAAACGTTGGCTCGAAGCACAGGGCTGGCGGGTGGACAAGATGTGGCAAGGACAATTTGGGATAAAAGGACAACCGGACTTGCTTTGCATAAGCCCTACCGGAAGATTTGTATGGGTTGAAGTGAAGAGTCCGACAGGGAAACTATCAGAAGCCCAAGTAAAATACCATGACGACATGTACAAGAGAGAGGTTGAGTGTTACACAGTGTCGTCCCTGGACAGTTTAATAACCCAAATCGAAGGAGGCAAAGTATGATTGGAACAAGCAATGTAAGCATCATAGGAAACTTGGTGGGAGACACCGAGTTTGGAGAAGAGGAGAAAACATGGTTCACGGTAGCCGTAGATGATTTCCGTAATGGGTACAAGACCAACGAGGGGTGGCAACAGAACGCTTGCTTTGTATTTGTCTCCATCCCGACATGGATGGGTAGAAAATACAAAGAGGGCAGATACCCCTTAAAAGGGGATGCCGTTACAATTCACGGATATTTGAGTTCCTCTACAGGCAAGGACGGGAAAGCCCATTTACATCTAAATGCCACAAATGTCGTAACCCTCCTGCCAGCTATAAAGAAAGAAACCAGAGCGGAATCTACCCCAAAGGCGCAAGCTAATCCCCGCCCGACGGGGGCAAGTGTACCACCAAAGATGAAAAACGATTTAGAGCCGTTCTAAAATAAAGTTGGCAGATAATCGTTAGCTCTGCCTTGCGACAAAGCGCTGATACCGTTTTAAGATGTCCTGCCGTTTAGCAGGGGCTGAGTTTTGGAGAGCAAGCTGGAACTTATGCAGCATGACTGCATAGGTTTCCTTCTTCTCTTTATCTGTCATCTTGTCCCACACATTTAGAGCTTGGGCAATGTCGAGGTGGCCGAGACCTCGAACCAGAGGAGGGACCGTAATTCTCTCTTTAAGATTACCGATGTCCCCCTTGCTCAGATTCCCTGCTTGCAATTCCTGTGCCAGCTTGACCTTGTATTCCTCAGGGCTATTCTTTGCCAGTTTCGATAAGTTATATAACTTTCTGGATTGCTCGGCCTGTTCGGTTGTTCTGTTTGTATAGCTCTTTTCATAATCTTTCATCTTCGCCTGCGCAGCGGTCATGTTAATGCTGCGTGGGGCTGGCAAAAGACCCATCATCGACAATGGAGCGGTAACCATCGTCCTATCAGTCAACCCGCCTTCAAGGTTCTTAGCTGCCCCTCTGAAGGAAAACGGGACAAGCGATTTAAGAACGTGCATTGTAATTGCTGCTATGCGGCGGTTCAAAGGGTCGTCTTCATTGCGGACCTTCGTGCCGTAATAATTACTATTCGAGGCTATCTCGAAAGCCAACGAAAGCATTGGATGTACCTTGTGGACTATCGTTTGCATCTCACCGCGTCGGATGTCCTTCGCATATGCAAACAAATCTTTCGTGTATGTCGGGAATGCCAGACGGTTTGGATTCCCGTTTTCGTCGGTCGTACCGTCCTTCGGGTAATACAAATCTTTAAGCCCGTCTATTGTCGTTACATCGGGCAATTTTTGTGTAAAAATAAATTGGGTTAGGGCACCCAATACTGCCGTTCCTGCAATCATCGCGATGACAAATGCCGAACGGTCGGTAAATCCGTTGTTGATGAACGGGTCAATTACCCCTCCACCGATTTCTCTCAACGTGCCATGATTCCACCCGACAGCGCGAGTGGATGCCATTAGAAGTTGCTTAAACCCCGTACTCCAGAAGATGTTGTCATAGTTTAGTTGTCCAAACCTGTTTTCAATGGTGTCAATTATGTTCCGTACAGCTTCTGCCCTCTGTTCTGGCGTGGCGTCAGGGTGCAAATCCATCTCTATCCGTATCCTTCTGGCAGCATGAGATGCCTTTAAGGCTGGGACAAGGTGTTCCATGATAGGGGAAGCCGCCTTCTCTGCCAACGCCGGAATAACCCTTGCTGCCGCAGATAACAACTTGCCCCCTTTCCAATCCATTATCATCTTATCCCATTGCTTCAGTCGATATTCAGCACTCATTGTCCTCGTAAAGCCACCATTTATCATGAGATTGGTAATTTCGGACAACTCCGGGTGTGTACCCGGCGACAACATTTCCTCCCACACTTGTTTCCCGTATTTATATTTCGAAATGAGACGAGGCATCCTCAACAAACTTTCGATTGCACCTCCATAGTCTCCGCCTTTCACCTGCATCATCGAGTTGGCTAAGTCCGAATACACAGAACTAAGGACGGTCATTGTGGCATGAAAACCAGAAATGCCAAGCTGAATTGAATTTAGGAAATTACCAGCCGAGCGATAAGCACGGAAGATAGGCGATTTCTCAAACCCCGTCGAGAACCGATTGTCCACCAACCGAGCGACTTCCTCTGGCATTACCCAAAAACTCCTTGTCTTCTTGTCTTCGGCCAGAGGTGTCTTCAGTCGTACGTATCCTTCTGGTATTTCTTTGCTGCTCTTTACTTGTATTGCCATCATCTGCTTACTGCCGTCGAATAAAGGCGTCTTGCCTAACATCTCGAAGGCACGCATCTTGGAAATATATTCCTGCTTGTTCGTCCAGTCATGGATGAGTTGTTCTCCGAGACTATCATACATCGGTGTCAACCCTTTAGCTATACCTTCAGCATAGGTCAAAGTCCTAGGCCGCTGCCATGAAGTGCCAGTCATGCGCTGTCCCGTATCACCGAGCACCTTTTGCAACTCTGGGGTCAGCTTCCACATCTGTCGAAGGTAGTTCTCACGAAATTGCATATAGGCTGTACGTGGCAGCGACTTCAGGTCGGCGACCTGTAGGTCATCCATCATTTTAATGAAGTCGCTTGCCGTTTTCCACTCTGGCCTTACATTCCCTGAAGCGTGCTCTATGTTGAATGCGTCTCTATCAGCCCCGCCCATCTGGAATATATTAGGCATTATTCTTAACATGCTCTGAACTCGCTTATCGATTTCGTTAGCAGGCCGGCCATTCAGAACTCCACGTAATATCGTGGTAGCTTTGTCTGCCATTTTACCAACGGTAGCAGGGGAGAAAAGAACATGCAGTTCTTTGTATATATCTACTGCTACGGACGCACCGCCACGAACGCCTTGCCCCACTTCTTGCGCTAAGGCTGCACCCCTGCCACCAGCAGCTATCTTCTCACGGTGGGCTCTGCTTTCAGGGAAGTGGAGGTTTGCCCAATCCTTTGCTAAATTATAGGTGTCTTGGATTAACGCTCCACCTGCCTTTACCAATTTCCATGCCTCGTCGAGAGGAATGCCAGCATAGAGCTTTGTATACTTTACTTCCCCCTGCTGGCCTTCTTCTGTTTTACCTTCTTCGGGAGGGGGGACTGTACCTGCATTTCCGCTGCTTTCTGCCTGAAAGTTCCCTGCGGCTTTTTCTTCTTCTGTTTGCTCATTTGGTTCGATTACTCCTTCTGCTTTTTTTTTAAGAGACTCTTTTGGGTAGAATTCCCTCACCCAATCGGCGACCTGCCCTCTTCGCATTGCTTTCCTATTTGCCAATGTCTGTTCTACTTCGAAATCCTTTTTACTTGCTTTAAGAAGTTGTGCAACTGAAGGCCTTTTCTTTGGGAGCACAAACCCAGGGACCTTGTCTCGACCCGGCGGCGGCACAAAGTTTCTTAACATTTCTTCTATTCTGTCTCTTTCACTCTGCCCGGAGGCTTTATGTTGCTGAAGGTAAGCCTCGTACAGAGCTTCTGCATCTGTTTTTATCGGAGGCTGCTTTCGGAGTTCTTCTATCCGAGCATCCTGAGCTCTCCCCTCCCAGAACGCATCCGTGCTACCTTTGTCTAAAGGTTCGGCTGGGGGTAGGGCGCTCCTAAGTGCAGACAGTCGAGCTTCTATCCTTCTTAGATAAGGGCTCTTGGCTCCTGCTGGCCTCTCCCATCCGGAGGCTGTATGTTGCTGAAGGTAAGCCTCATTCGGAGCTTCCCAATTTGTTTCTATCGGAGTCTGCTTTCGGAGTCTTTCTATCTCAGCTTCCAAAGCTCTCACCGTGCTACCTTTGCCTAAAGGTTCGGCTGGTGGATTCATTGTAAACCCACGTTCTAATCCTATCTGTTTAGGCTGCCCCACGCCTGTCATACGATTGTGTAAATCTAATGAACTCCGCTCTCCTTGTAACACGAAGTTGGGAACAGCAGGGACATAGTCATTCCCTATCTGGGGTACGCTCCTAAGTGCAGACAATCGAGCTTCCATCTCTCTTAGATAAGGGCTATCGGCTACTGCTTCTGGTGCAGGCATTTGGCCTGCATACTTATCCCATGCTGCCTTAATAATATCGGGGGTGAACTGACTAGAACCTTCATGCGCAGAAAGAAGGTCTGCTTTCAGCTTCTGTAAGTCAGGGTTATTTCCTGCTTGCATGTAGTTGTGCAAATCCGTTGCCTCTGCGTTTTGACGAGCGAACGCCGTTGCCTCTGCTTCACGGTCTCCGAGCGGTACATCTTCTGGTACGGGCATTTGGCCTGCATACTTATCCCATTCTGCCTTAATAAACTCAGGGGTGAACGCCCTGGAATCTTCATGCAGAGAAAGTAGACCTTCTTTCAGCTTCTGCAAGGAAGGGTCGTCTCCTGCGTCCATGTAATTGTGCAAATCCGTTGCTTCTGCTTGTTGACGAGCGAACGCCGCTACCTCTGCTTTACGGTCCCCGAGCGGCATATCTTTTGTGGCGTAATATGCTTTTAAATCGTCAAGCTCTTTCTTGTGCCTTAACGCCGACGCTTCTATATCTGCCTTTGTTTCTTTTTTCCCTTTTAATGTGGAGAATTTATTTATCCTTGCTACCTCTGCATTGTGCCTTTGAAGAATGTCATCCTCTGCTGCCATATACTCGGCAGTCTTCGGTTTAGAGGTTTCATCTGTCGGGACTGCAGCCTTTGCTTGGTTCTGCTCAAATTCAGCTGCTTGGTTCTGCTCAAACTCAGTTGCGGACTTCATGTCTTCTGGCACAGCAGCTGGGTTTTCGTAAGGAGAAGCCTCATAATAAGGTTGTCCTGGCCCTTCTGCGTGTCTTGTCTTTTCACCAAAATCACTCCAACCACCGGGCGACCGATTTAACTCTGCTTTATCTGCCTGACGCTCTCTTAATCCTTGATAGCGGGCTTCTAATGCTCCTGCACCTGTATGTGCAGCTTTCGCAATAATACCCGCGACAGCCTCTTGTCCGGCTGCTTCTAGTTTATGCCCCCATGGGGCGTAATACGCACCCATCGCCCCGAATAACGATGGGGTTGCGAGAAAAGGAGCAACTTTAGCTGGCACTCCAACCTTACTTAATACCTTACCGAGTGCCCAGTCCACTGGACCGAGCAGAGTATTCCATGCAGCGCCTTCGCCAGCAGGGCGTAGGAACTCCGATTCTTTCCAGGGTGCAGCTTGGTTCGCAATTATCCCCTGTACAGCACCTTGTCCTGCACGCCCAAGATATCTACCTGCACCTTCCACCAGTTTACCCATTTTGCCTGCACCCGCCAGCGACCTGCCAGCCAGCGCACCCGCTCTCGCTATCCCTGCACCCGGATATAACTCAGCTATATATTTGACAATCTCGCCGAGCTTTTCGGCTGTTATCTCTGCAAAGTTTGGGTTCTCTACGGCATTCGGGGTATACTCGTTCACACCATGCTCGAAAGCTGGCAGAATACCGGAAACTGATTGAGGGAGAAGACCTCTGTTAAGGTGTGTGAATGTACTGTAGGCCGCTGCCAGAGGTGCAGAAAGAGCATGGCGAACTGCCTCGACTGGTCTGTAGTCCTTCATAGCAGTCTCTGCATTAGACATTCCTTGAGCCCATGACTCTTGACCTAGATTCCGAGCAATATCGGCTGGAATATTCGACATTTCTCCACCGAACGTCCCAGTGTCAGGCGCAACTCCTTGAGCAAACGGCTTCATGCTGGCAATGTCTTCTGGTAAAGCTGGAGACCCGTCGGAATATACGTATCTCATGCTAATCCTCCACCGCGTGAATCGGCCTACCTGATTGTCCGCCGGCGCCTATCGGTGCAGAGCGTGGTGGAGTTGGAGGTTTTGCTGGAGTTGCTGGAGTTGCTGCTGGCTGTTGCTGCTGGCTGCTTTGATTACTTGAGGGGATTACGTCTCGAATGAACTCGGGGAGAGTCGGTTCTTTTTTGCCTACGTTATTTGGGTCTGCGCGGAACATTTTTATCCATGCTATGTACATATTTATTGTCTCTTTAGTGGATAAGCCTGAAGAGGCATTAGTTTCCGCTGTAGATGAGTCCCCTCTTGCGTTGTTCAAACCCGTTATGCTCTTGTAATAGTCCGTCATTGCACCCATCTTTTCCATATCAGCCTTGTGGTAATTGCTGGCGGAAATGCCATTTGCCATCTCCGTCGCCTGACGGTTCGACAACGCCTGAGCGTTCCTTCCACCTATAGCTCCTAGTAATGTTGCAAAATTAACAGGAGTTCCGGCGTACCCACCGGTTATTTTCCCGCCACTACTCATCTTAAAGGGAGTATACTCCCCTTGACCAGTCCCCCCCCCCGCCGTATCGAGCTGATTCCATTTCCCATTCTTGTCTTGTATGCTATATGGCCGTTCTCGACCATCTTGACCAGTATACATCCCCACCATACCGCCATTACGCCATTTCCCATTCTTGTCTTGTATTTTATATGGCTGTTCTCGACCACCTTGACCAGCATACCCCTCTTCACCAGTAGCGGCAGTTCCTAACTGACCAGTAGCGGCAGTTCCTAACCCTTTCATCCACATAGCATCCCATTTGCTGAAATCGGGATTAAACCCTTTCCTCAAATCATTCATCATTCCCTCACTATCGAAAGGTGGAGAAGGTGGTAAATCGGCATTGCTCAGAGACCTGTTGCCGCTTCCCGTGCCTCCCGTGCCAGACTGAGACCAGTTCACGTCATACTGGGGAGGTTTGTATAAGGAGCGATAATCTGGCATTGAGTTTGGTTGGTATTGTGAGGGATATAAGGGATAGTCCGACCAGTGGGGCGAAGGGAGTTCACCACCTGAGCCCCTAAAGTATTGCGTTGCTGCGTCCTTTTCGGCAAGTGGATAGGTCGCCGGAACTGGAGGCTGAAAAGTTTTAGCAGCGTTGGTTGCGTCTATCCCTTTTTGTGCATTACTACCCAAAAAGTTTCCGTTCCTATCTATTTGCTTAAACCCAACATCCCAAGTCCCACTCATGTTGTCCCCCTTATATTATGGCTATCGCAGCCATATGGTCAAATTTAAAATCTTCTAGCTTCTTTTCATCATCATTAATGAAAAATTCTTGCGCTGAGCCGGCCTTTATGTTTATCAAACCGACAACCCTTGTCCTAAACGTACCATCTGACCATAGTATAACATAAGTATATCCCATGTAACCTTTGTTTGTTGAAACCGACGGATAGATAGTCTTGTCTGGCAATGCAATTTTTATGCCATGACCGTCCCTGTAATAATATAAATAGAATTTATCTAAACTCGATAGCGACTGCTGTACGTTATTCACCCATGTTGCCTCGATTACCGAATACTTATAAATCAGGATATAGTTAGTCGACCCTTGATTATTATCATAGGCCAGAACATGCAATCCTGAACTGCCTGATTTAGAGGTTTTACTCCCTTCGGGGAAAGTCTTGTTGACCATACGGACTGTCTTCTCCCCGCTTATAGCACATGTATGATTCCATGCAGTATCAACATCAAATGACCCTGAATAATACCCTGTGTTATCATAGATACTCCCTTCATACTTCGTATCACAAGCTCCTTCATACACCGAGCCGGGGAATAGCAAATCTTGCCAGTTGTCCGGGGAGGAAGTAGTGGTATAAGGGAGAACATATGGATTCCATTGGACGTTCAGTTCCTGATAGTGAGTATCTAAAGTTGCAGAACTGATAGTTTCAATTTCATTATTCCCTACATATAATGCTTCCGTGTAATCGTCACGCAACTCTCGTATGTTGAAGCTCGTATAGATAGGCGCAGAAACTGTACTTGTTACCCCTACATAATTCCCATGCCCTGAGGCATAATACCATCCCTCTTGAAAGAGTTTCCTATCTCCTTGCACTGTGACAGGGTGTATTCTGTTCTGTGTTATTCTCGACATCTTACGATACATAATAGTATTCTCATCGAGGATACTTATAGGCATCACTTTAGTCCAAGTGTAAGGACTATTATCTATGGCATAGTAATCCCCGCTCTCTGAGTCGGATAGACCGGTATCTTTGGTTTGAGAAATGCCTTTACTATCCGTGTAAGCTATAGACCATTTCACTATATTAGCCCCCCCTCCACTGGCTGCGGTGTCTTCAATAGCAAAGAGACCAGTCCCAAGAATAACACCACTTAAGATGTAATTCTTAGACCAAACTTTCCCATCTATCAGGTCGAAGTTATGCCTAAGACGATTATCCTGACTGTAATCGAACAGCCCGTCCGTAGTCTTCGGATAGTGCAGTGAACCTATCGTCCGCATCTTCAGGCCAGAGGTCTCTGTGAACCCCCACCAACGGTAAGGATACCCAGAATAGTCTGTAGGGAGGTAGTCGATGCTCTCATTGTACATGAGGGCACTGTTAGGCACCGTGGCCACTTGATTGTTGCCTGATACCTGTATCGTGAGATTGTAGCCACTATCGCTAACGACCATTGTATCGGCCTTCTGTGATGTGAGCTTTAATGCACTTTTATATTTATCCCCATCCAAAAACTCATATATAAAATGCCTGAAATCTCCGACATTATTAGGGCTAAATGCCAAATCAACTGCAGCGTCATTATTTTGACGCACGTATAGCAATAGAATCTGTGTCTTCATGAGGGATTTTATGCGGATATATTCGTGTTTCCCTGAGATAGAGACCGAGATAAGCACGTTATCTAATATCATCGAACGGTTTGCATATAAAGACCGCGAGGTTAACCTCAATCTCCTGAGCAGGCTCTTGGCAAACAAGAAGTATTTTGGATAATCAGCACCGAGTATCTCTGACCTGATTATGGCCATTACTTCTTTCCTTTCTTTTTTGTCTTGCTCGCTCCTTTCACACTATAAGCTATAGCCTCTGCCTGTTTCTGAGGCCGTCCTGCTTTCATCTCGGTTTCGATTATCTTACCCATTGTCATTTTTTTATTTATTGGCATCTCGTCTCCTATGAACTCGTAGTTTTTATTACAGCACCAAGCCCATTTATCCCTGCCATAGCTGCGGCGGCTATATCTTTTGAAATCCCTGCAACAGACTCAGTAGCACGGAGTTTGAAATTGTATCCCGCAACAAGCTCGTCGAGTTGTATCTTTGCTTTTGCAAGAGTCTTATCAGTCTCCATTTTGAGCCAATCAAGATAGAGACGAAAACTTTCTACGAAGAACTCGTAGGCTTTAATTATAGCTGGGGCTTTATGCCCAAACAATGCCACATCCTCTCCGTATTTTCGCACGTCGGCATCTGTTTTGCCTTTCCAGGCGGTAACATCTATATTATATTTCGCCATCTTACCATCATATTGCTTCAGAAGCAGGGACATGTTCTCAGTATTGGCCTGCACTTTAGCCAGCTCTATTTGAGAAGTAGTTCTGGCGGCCTCTATTTGCAAATGGTAGGCCTCGACATCTGTCTTGTAAATATCTTCTTTTACCTTCTCTGCCTCGACCTGTGTACGGTATACTTCTACTTTCACCGAATTGGCCTGTATCTGAGCAACGTATGCCTTGACTTCAGACTCGAATCTTTGTAGTTTAAGGCTTTGAGTTTCATAGTAAGTCTTAACCGCTTCCAACTGAGATTTATATACCTGTACTCTTACTTCTATGGCCTGTATCTGTGTTTTGTACGACTCCATCTGGAGTTCCTCTATCTGAGCATGGACTTTGGCAGCTTCCATTTCTGCCTTGTATATTTCAATAGAATTCAAATCTTCTCTCAACTGTAGGTCTACGGTCTTTATCTGCGCATCAACGAGTTGGAACTCAAGCTGATACTTCTGGACGGCGGCATTATAAAACATGAGAGCAACGTCGGCTGTCAACTTGGTATAATTCAATGCCCTTTCCATCCTTGAGTTGGCATAATTTATCAGCATCGACTCAACTGCAATGGCCTGCTGGATATAAAACTGCCGTGTGCTTATCTCCATATCGGCAGCCTTTATGAGAATGTCTCTATTTATCGCGCCAATATTCCCCATGCTCTGCTCGCTATTTGAGCGTAACGCTTCGAACATTGCACCTGTTGGCACTGGGAAGCCGCTTGCCGCATATTGCCTTCTTACCTTGAGAGCGTTTTGAGAAGCCGTGTTCTGTTCATTATCTACGGCTCGCTGGAACATAGCTGTTTGAATGTCGGTGGGGATACCCGAACCGCCATTAAGGATTATATCCAGAATAGCAGAACGAGTATCATCTAATAACGTCGATTGGTACTCAACCTCATTGAAAATAAAATTATTTGTTGGCACAATCAACGCAATAACATCTGGTGTGGCAAAAGTGGTCTGAGGTGTCTGTAGTACAGGTGGCGAAGGAATAGCAATATCTGATAAAGACGGAACGTCCGGGAAAGTTATAGATGGAGCATCCGGGAAAGCCGTGTCTGTGATGGTCGGTGAAGACGGAGCATCCGGGAAAGTTATAGATGGAACATCCGGTATGCTTATGCTCGGTCTCTGGTAGTCCGCTGTTGGAACTGTTGGTGCAGTGTAAGTCTGCGTTGTTACCGCAGGAACTACATCAACTGTACCACTAAAAGCAGATACAGTCGTCCCATCAGGCTCAGCAGCTACCAGGGCGCCTAAGGCTTCGTCCTGCCTACTCGAAACCGACGATGGGTTTGACGTATCAGGGAGGGAAACGTCTAACGTAGTTACGGCTAACTGTGAGAGTTTGTCTATGTAAGCTACGGCTTTAGACACTAAGTCCAGAGCCAATACGTCGGCATTGGCAAGATATGTATCTGCGTCTCCGCTCATTATCCCATCCTCTGAAGTTCTTTATACGTTAAACTCATGTCTTGCAGATAGAACCTTTTACTCTTAGATTCTATTGCAAGACTCCAATACCTGCTTTGCATCCCTTTCCCTATTTCTGTTTTGATATTATGGAATAATCCTGCATTATTTATCAAGGCTGCTCCAGTGTAGGAATATTCGATACCATCATCACCTTGTACTTTTATCGTTATATCGTTGTCCAACATGCAATTGGTAAAAAGAGTTAACAGTCTTTTCGCTTGAGTGCTTCCGAAATCGTTAACCCCAGTCTTGATACGACTTGAAATATCAACTCCATTATCACTATCGCCCCCAAGACGATATATCCCATCGCTCTTGCCACCATAATATTTGCCTCCCGCTAATCCGTAACTGTTAAAGTCGAACTCCTTGTATGTCGAATGGGCTTTGTTCTTGGTATTTATCGTGCCCGTAAAATAAGTAACTTTAGAATCAAGAACGTACCCGTACCCGCTTGCTGTGAAATCTTCGAAAATGATACTCCCTACAGCCTTTGTGTTCTGCCAGCCTGAACCCGACACCTTGAAATCACCGATAGCTATGGCAGATTGTCCGAGTATCCCGTTATTTCCATAACCAGAAACAGCGAACGAATCCATGACAACGTCTCCATTGCCTAATGCTCCTGATAGTGCATCGCCCGACACCTTGAAATCACCGATAGTTATCGCTACTCCCAAGTATGGTTGGGCATTCCCTGCACCCGACACCTTGAAATCACCTATGGTTATCGTACCAGTACCGCTTGCGCCTACAAGTCCTACACCCGACACCTTGAAATCACCTATGGTTATCGCGGCAGTACCTGCTGTATAGCCCTCACAGGTGAAAGCACCTATGGTTATCGCACTATTGCCTAGTATGCCAGCATTGACTGAGGCTGACAACTTAAAGTCGCCGATGGTCATCGCACCGTCTATCAATACAGCATTGCTGCCTATGCCCTCACAAGTGAAATCATCTATGGTTATCGCACCGTCGGCATTTGATACTGTCCCCGAACAAGTGAAATTACCTATGGTTATTGCACCGTCGTTGATTACTCCTGCAGGGCCTGTCCCCGAACAAGTGAAATTACCTATGGTTATTGCACCGTCGGCAGTTCCACCCGAACAAGTAAGGCTGCCGATGGTTATCGCACCGGCTGCCAGTACCGTGTATGTGCCCTCGATGTAATCGGTCTGCGTGGTGAAAGCCGCTACCGAGCTTGAGTAATTCCATGTCAATATCCCCACATCGACGACCGTCCCCATATCCGAACGAGTAAATGTACTGTCTGTTCCCCAATTGCCCGGAGCGCTTGCGGCCGAATACAGTGTGAAGACGCTGCCAACCCTGACTATGCGAAACCACTTGTAATCTCCTACGGAATTGTTTGATTCGGCAGGCATGCTGTTTGTGATAGACCAGTTGTGCCTGCTCTTCGAACCCGTATCGTATTGTACTCCTGCTACAAGCACGTTTGTCGTGTCGCCGCTCTTACGAACTGCAAGGCCTATCCCCTGATAGCTTGCAGCCAATGGAGTCGAGGAGACATAAATATCTACATCGAAGTCGCCGGTAAGTTGCTGGAAAACAAACGCACCCTGATTGATGTCGATGCTGGAACATCTGCGCAACTGCGTACCCGTAGGGACGGTGATTGTGAGTTCACCCGCATTGGTCTGGTTTGAAGTAAGGGTGGCGGCCCCGGCAGAGCCGGAGAGATTCCACCCGTACTCTTTGCATCCATCACCACCAGTAAGGAAGTTCTGTGCTGTCCCTGCGGCGAATGTATCGAGAGTCGCCAACTACCCTACGAAGCGTTAGGCGCTGTGATAGTAAACGTGCTCAGGGTTGTAACTGCCCCTGAGGTGATAGTTGTACTCCCCATGTTAACATCGGCGCCTGAGGTTGCGATTGACCCATCGAGTCGCTCATCTACCGTAGATGTACCTCCTGCATCGCCTGCGGTTTTCAGACGGAAACATCCCGCCGTGCCACTGGCTACCGCAGTGCCAGACCATGTCTCTGTCGAGGTCTTCGATATAACCCCGCCTGTGGCGTCGGCAAAAGTAAGACCCGCCGATGTCCCGTTAGAATACATGGTACACAGCAACGTACCTGCAGGCTGACTATCGGGCGTAGCTGGCTGAGAACCACTCCAAATTTCAAGGAAACCCTTGTAGTACACATCCTGAAAAGTACCCCCACCCTCTGAAAGGGTTATCTCGTCAAAGTTAGCAGCATCGCTCCCTGCTGCCGTTGCCTGCGAGAATGAAAGATAGATACTTGTAACGGCAGCACCAGTCCTGAACTGGTACTCCCTAAAGACCCATGCGTTTGTAGCATCGGTCTCCTTGAAAGTGGCAACCTGCGCACCACCTGAGGAAGTTCCTATCTCACATAACCCAGCATCACCATTCGAGGCGGGCTTCTGGAAGTAGTAAGACAACTTATACCATGTATAAGGTGTTACAGTGATTGCGGCCGAAGAAATCGCCTTACCGAGTGCGGAATTATAAATGCACTCCATGTAACCGGTGGTACTGTTTGCACCCGTTCCGGAATTCCTCTGTGCTGTCCCTGTGCTCTGTGTCCACCCTGTGAAGTTGGTAACCAGAGTACCATTCACAGCTATATTGGTATTTATTCCAAGCATCCTGTTTCTTGCCCCTGTCGAAAGTCTTAGTGCCATATTCGATTATCCTCCTATTCCTTCTACGGTGAAATCACTGTAGGTTATTTGTCCCCCACCATCACTGACATAAAGGTCAGGGAATTGTACCCTTACATCAATATCCTTACTGAACCTGTTCCACTCCCCTGCATCTATGTCCGAGTTTGTACATACATAGAAAGCCTGGCCGCCCGTCTGCCAGAACAAACCCGCCCCTTGACGGCCTGTAGGCACTGAACAGACATCCCATGACATATTTAAGAACTGTCCGCCATCCATCCCGGCACACTTGCCTCGCGGGGTATCCCAATACCAGACATTATTCACTCCTTGCATCTCCTTTTCAGGGTTTCCTTTAGCCTGCGACCCGAAGATAGCTCCATAATCTGCTATCTTCTTTAGCCCCATCTCTTCGGGGGTTGTTCCTTGCATAAAAAAAGAAGCCGTTTCTGTTGCAATAAATATGCCATCATATACTGCTGCCAACAATGTTATAGGAGAGTCAAACATAAAGAAAGACTCCCTTACATTGAATAGTTCATAAGCATACGGTTCTGAATACCAGAGAATCTCACCTGAGGCATAAAATACCCTGCCTCTGTAATATTCAAGTAATGTATTGCCGCCCATCATCGGAGGTGGGGAGAGCCACTTCGTCTCTAAAGCCTGCCCCTGATTACTCGGACGTATAGATGATACCCAATTAAATGTAACCGTAGTAGAAATGGGAGACAGACCTGAATAATATAAGATATCGCCACCGTAGTAAGATACATAGAAATGAACAAAACTAATACTGTCAGTACAAAGTCCTGTAAACTCAGCATTGAATCCCCCTTTTGTTATGTCTATAGACATGATATTGGATGCCCCGCTCTCTTGACCGTCTTCACCTATATATGTAGCTGCTACGAGATACCTGCCCGCTGCTAAATTACCAGCGGTCTCGGTTAACGCAGGGGCGGGTGGTCTTTGCATCCCCCAATCTCTTATGCCGTTGTCGTCAATCACAAGGCCGTTTACGCCGTCGCAACAAATAAGCCTGTTGTGGATGCGTAGAAAAGACATACGTGCCTCTGCTGCCGTCAGACCGCTCTTGAGCGTAGTTATTCCAGCCGACGCATCCATCACTTTCAACGTCTGTCCTTCCCTGAAATATAAATCATCACCATCGCCAAACACAGAATGACAACCAGTCCCTGAATAGACCTGCTGGTAGCCTTGTCGAGTGCCGACGCATCCTGTGTCTGTGAAGTCTACATTTCGGGATTCAATAAAAGCTCGAACACCAACGTCGAGAGGGTCGGCGTGGTTATTTAGGCCTGTGAAGTTGTTATATTTGGCTACCCTTGCTGAAGGTTGTTTCATTGCCGTGAGTAATCATATCCCATCGCTGAAGCAGGATTATTAAGACGGGACATATCCAGTAGAATAGTTTCCATAGCTCTCTGCCATAACTGTGCATATGTCTGTGCAAGAACAGGATTTACGGTCTCCTGCTGGTCTTTCATATAAGCATACCGTCCGATGCCGTAAATCAATTTTGTATGATAAACTGCATTAATCTCTGGGATAGATTCCGGGTAACCTGCATCCATCTGCTCCAGCGGCCGCCGACAGACAACGAGAGAAATTTCATAAGTATCGTCAGGTATCGGGTAAAAACTCGCATTCCCTCCCTCTACCCACATCCTACGCGGCTGTCCCTTAGCTGTCATAAACCCCTTCCCACACATCGAAACAATCTTTGCAGCGGTCGTTACCTCTAAATCATAATTAGGGTCCGATGCCCTCTTGATAGAAATTATCCTATCATCTATAGGATATGAATTAATCCCGTCATACGTTGTAATAAGACACATATCCGACGTACTATCGATTATGTATTTTGTTACAGCACACAACTCGTTGATTGAGTCGTTGAGATAATCCACAAGCTCTGTGTCGCTCCACCTATAGGGGAGGGCTGTGTCATTCAACGTTGCCCTCGCCCTATCTAATACCTCGTGGAGTTTCATTTATATTGCGTAATTTGCCGTATCGAGCAGCACTACATCAGCTATGATGTCCATGACCGCATTCGATGCGTTATTGTTCAGGACAAACTGTAACGTTCTCTTGGCAGGCGTAGAAGCTGGCAGAATACCATTGAGATACGTATCTGCCGAACTCATGCCGAGTGTCCATGTCCCTGCTGTTGCGTTGAAATTAACTGACGCATCTATGGCGTCCGTTGCACCCGTGATGCCAAGTTTTGCAGTACATGTAGTACCCTCTGGGGTATCCACTTTGCAAAAGACTTTATCAATCCAACAGGGCCCGTCGACTACCAGAGCGTCAACGACATCGGAACTTAATCGGGGAGCTTTACTGAAGTCTATCCGTGCCGATATTCTCCTTCTTGCACCATCCCCTCCTACGAAGGGATATGCCGTCTGTGTATTTACTGCCATATCTTTCTTCTCCTTTTATTTTATGCTCTTATAGAATAAAGGTAGCGTACATGTATCCTAACGCCTCTCCCAATACCACGTCGCTGCCGTACACACATGTTCCTTTGTATATTGTTCCATCGAGTTCCCACTCTCGGAACGTCTCTATCCTGTTAAGCTGAGTAGCAAACACGGTACTATGCTGCCCACCGAACAACACTTTATAACAGTTAACATTCCCGGCCGATACATCTACGGTTATGTCATAGTTGTTCGTCGGATACAATTTAAATCCATGAGCCGACCCTATCGAAGTAACGTCTGATAACGTCATCATTGCACCCATGTTGCCCACAACAATGTCTGACTGGCTTAGACACGCCTTCATTATCATAGGCATCGCCATCCATCTACCACTGTAGGGAACGTTCTGCTCGTCCAGAATCAGACTACACATTGCCATATATGCAGGCAGGTTGTTTTTGTCTAACCTGACAGGCGTTCCACTCTCGCCGAGATTGATATTCCCTGTTTTCGCTCCTGCGTTTTTCCCATAGTTCGCAGCGTCTGCTTTGAGATAGAAAAGATTTAGTTGCTGCTTCTCGACTGCAATGGCTAAGGTATTTAGCGCATGCGGGAGGGCGAGACCTGCAAGGTCAACAAAATCTCTTTTTGCCTCAACGTCGTCAATTGCAAATAGAAATTGCTTCGAGTAGTCAATCGACATGGTCTTCGGGGTAGAGCTTAACCTCTGAGGCGGCCCCGATATTTCTCCAAGAACATGGTCGCGAATTACTATCGTTGGCAGAGAAGAGATGACAACTAAACTCCCCTGTGAAACGGCGTCCTTAAGGTACTCGGTGGTACAAAACCCTGGCAGGATTGTCCCTGCGTAAAGATAGGGCAGGAAAATTGACGAGTAGTTTTCTTTCTGGTAGGCGCTGCCCGACCTTGTATTGTCCGGCATTCCCTGTGCATAAGCGACTGGCATTTGTTCCTCCTCCTTTAAAACTGCTGTTTTCCACCACCCGCATGACCCCCCTTAAAAGCCAAGCAGATAGTCAAATTGTTTTCCTTAGTTGTTTTTGTCCACCCCCGATATAATGTCTGAGAATGAGACCACCTTTTCCCCTGTAAAACCGATGCCCTTTGTGGTTGCGTTTACCGCACTTATAGTCTCTGCTACATGTGACGCAGAGACATCTACACCTGCATATTTTAGCCTGTCTGCCACAATTGTAGCAGCAAGCCTGACTTGGTCATTTACTGTGAATTCTTGACTTGCTCCAATGAGTGCTTTCTTCTGGGCGGCGAGTTCCACCACCGAAGCTATCGCCCCGATTGATAGAGACCTAACAAGATTCTCGGTGTTTACCGCACTCTGTATGGATTGGTTCTTAGTAAACCTATGGATTGCCTTGCCTATCAGCCACGACAGGCCAGCGAAGACTGCACTCCCCAAGATGGTCGTTGGATTACCACTTACGGCATCTGCTATTGTGCTGCTGAAAAAGTCCATTTACACCTCCTTAATCGGCTATGGTATGCAATAAACATACCATTATATACAATGTTTTGTCAAATCCCTATATTTCTCTGTAGAAAGCATGTTTCCCCACCGTTGCAACGAACTGACATTTCGAAGAATCCCAACCTTTTTTCGGGTCGAGGTCATGTTGCCTGAAGGGGTTACAGACTCTCGGATTGAAATATAGAGTTGCATCCCCGATAGTAGGGGAAGACATCTCCCCATCTAAGAATTTAGATGCTAAGAGAATACATATCAAATACTGATACGGCGGGTTTTCGCTTTTGTTTATCCCTTTTGCTAAAGACTTTGCTGCTAAAAACTGCGGGTCGTCCTTGTTCAACCAAGAAAACTGGTATTTTGCAAGTATTACCTGCGCAACAGATGAGTTATGCTTCTTCATGCGGTTCTTTATTACTTGGGCAACCGCTTCCCTTCCGTCAGGATGTTCACCTCTGGCCTCCATGTAAAGACATAGCCCCATAAGGTCGGCTGGCTGAAGGGCATTAAACACATCATAATCCTTACCTGTGTTTAACCGCACTTCGACCAACCGCAATCAGGGCATGTCTGACAACTACCCTCTTTAATTAGAGTGGCAGTCCCACAATCAGGGCACTTAATGTTAGTCATACTGTACCGCTTGCATTATCTTCTCGACCAAATCCCATACATGGGCTATTGCCCAGACTATAATTACCATTTATCTATCTCCTATATGAGCCAGGACATAACTCTGTAGGAGGCCTACAAAGTAATCCCATGCTTTAACGCCCACTGCCTCAGGCGGAGTTGTCTTTGTCTGTAACTCGGCCAACTCGGACTCTGTCAGCTGAATTGACTTATGCCCTACCGGGTTTCCGTCCGCATCTGACAACTGCACTTGTAGAGTAACTCTCTTTCCGGACGCACCTATCCCAAGTATTTTGGCCGACACAGCTGGAGCTGACGTGGTAATTGGCGAGGGGAGCGTTACCTCGCCTTGTACCACAGGCGCACCCCATACCAATAAGCAGACATACAATAACATACATATACCGAACGCAATTTTCACTTTACAATACATTTAAAATCCTCCAGGAATAATTGTTTTGTGCATCTTTCAGACACACCTGTACACTGTCTGCCGTGCCGTCTCCGCCCTTTACAACCCAGATAGTACCTCGAACTGCGCTGTCGCAAGCGGGCTGAGTCTTGCCGTTGTCGTCGATATGCAGGCCGCCTTTTATCTTTAGCCCAGTTGTTTCGGATTCCATCACGGCGTGGTACTTCTTGAGTATTTCGTTGTGGTAGATGCCGAGCTTGTCGTAATTCAAACTTTCCGGGATTCCATTCTCATACCAAATTAAGTTCTCAAGCCCTCCTATCGAATCGACGTCTTCGGCAATATATCCAAAATTTGGCCGTCCATCGCTCTTGTAATTAAATGTCACGGGGGCAAGGGAGTATACTGCATCTGTATTTAATGTTGCAGGCAGAATGTTCTCTTTATAACGCCGAGACGACCCATTTAATGATGTTAACTTCCCACCGGAATAACCAATGGCTACGCCACCAGTACCCGTAGGTGAGGGGATAGTGGTATCTCCATTAGACCAGAAGTCCCAGTAATTCACTGCACCTGCCGTAGTTACCGTCGCTATCTGCACGAGCCCCGGCACATGCCCGTTCGCTACGTTGCCATCTTGTGCTCCCATTAACCAACCTGCCCCCATCCATCCCCCGCCGCCTACACCATAGAAGTTTATCCTTCCTAAAACATCACTATTATTCGTATCTGTTGTATTCGTTCCAATAGCTGAATCTCTAGCTCGACGAAAGACAATATGAGCAGCATGGTCGGAAGTACCAGCTGAGTAGTGGTCGAGATAGAGAGTGCCGTTGGCACTTCCACTTGAAGCAAATCTTGCCTTCGTCGGGAAGTCCGAGTTGAATTCATCCTTTACCGCCACCCCTGAGAGCAAAGCCCCTGCGCCAATCACAATCCCGTAATTATTCGTTGCCCCACTGGCCGAGAAGTATCCGCCAACGTTTGTGGATGACGAACCAGCACCAGTCTTTGCGGCATAGACGGCATAACCCGTACCGCTGGCATTTGCCCCCGTATGAGTTACGTTGAGCGCCTTGCTTGCGTCTGACGTAGATGACGAGGTTATCGTCCCAAGAGTTGTAATGTTTGTCGTCCCTGCCCAAGTGGATAGCGCAGTGTTCTCGACATTGCTTAGGTCGTACCAACTCGGAGTACCGGAAGTCATCGAAAGAAACTTACGAGTAGCCGTCCCATTCCCTGTCAATGCACTCCATGTATTAGTGCTTGCAGAATAGAGTAAATCTCCTACAGCAGAGGTGGACAATCCCGTCCCGCCTTTAGCCACCACGACAGTGCTGCCGTTCCACGTACCAGCTGCTACATTCCCAACTGAAGTTATCAATGCAGAACCTGCCCAAGTGGATAGCGCAGTGTTCTCGACATTGCTAAGTCCAACATCCGATTTAGTTACTGTACTCCATGACGGAGCGGCAGAATGCCCTGCCCCATCACCTGTCTGGCTTAGAAAGTTCTTTGTTACGGTCTGGTTACCAGCAAGTATCAGCATTGCATTTGCTGCCGAACCATACCAAGTATCTCCAAGACCAACCGACGAGGCTAATCCTGTCCCGCCTTTGGCTGTGGTGATTGCCGTTGCATTCCAGACTCCTGTACCAATCGTCCCAACAGACGAAATATAGCCTGTACCTGCCCATGTCGACAATGCAGTGTTCTCTACACTGCTAAGCCCAACATCTGATTTAGTTACGCTGTGCGGATTGCCGCTGGTAAGCAAAGAATGTGAGTAGGCGGTATCCCAATGACCTGTAGATGTAGTAGAAGGGATGGAATAACCGTTTGTGAGCGAGAACGCTCCACCTGCTGCGTCATACGACAAACCCGTCGCTGTAGAGCTCATAGAGCCTCTTACACGTGATTGAGTATAATAGAGATTCGTTCCCTCAGTCAGGTTTGTCGTGGTCGCCAACGTGCCATTAATGACGCCAGATGACGACATCAGAGGCACTCCACTTGAACTTATCCCGTGTATCACTAACTGGGGTACAGTTAACCCATATGAAGTCCCTGTATCCCATGTACTCGTCAGTGCGCCGAGAGAGAATGTCCTTGTAAAAGTAGAGGGGAACTCGCTGATTATTACCCCGTTACCACCCGAATCGATGTATGTCCCTTCGGTGTAGATGTTCGGCTGATTCAATACATTGCCGAACTGCTGAATACCAGTAGCGCCACCTACGCAAAGGAGAATCCCAAGCAGTATTATTGTTGACCAAATGCTGTATCTCTTCCATAACTTCTTCATTCTCATCATCTTCTAACCGCCTATCCAAGTACAGAACGCATTTACCTTCGTCCCTGTACCTGTCAACGTTTGGATTCTCATCCGAACGGTATTAATAGGAAGGCCAATGAGAGAGAAACTCCCAACCATATATGATTTACCATTGATTACCTGTGGAGTTAACTCGGTTGCGTTAAAACTGAAGGTCGCCAGTCCTAACGTATCGAATACAATTGCACGGTCTGCACCACAAGTACGCACAGTGCAGTTGTTACCGTCCATCCGTATTGATACAGCCGTAACAGCCGTTGTATTGTCTGATACATAGACACTACAACCGCCCGAATGGTAAGGTCGGGGTAACTCAACAGCATAACTGTCGCCAGTCGAGGTCTGATTCGTTATCATTTGCAGAGTGCTAGCTATCTCTGCAGTGTGCACTCGTGTTACGAGGAACACGGACACAAACAAACTTGTTACCAGAAGTAATGAGAAAAATAGAAGCAGAATCTTTTTTGCTCTATCCTCATTGTCCCTATTTATCATTTTAACCCTCCCGTCATAAATTTACTCGCCAGATTTATTGCAAGCATCCCTACGATTGTAAACACACCGTAGAATAGTTTGCTTAAACTATTACGAAGCTCTCTTGCAGTTTCTTCGCTTCTCTTTTCCATCTCTAACATCCACTCACGGATGCCCCTTATCACCTCTTTCTCCGATTCAAATCGTTCATCACATAGTTTATTTCGACTTTCACAGGATGAACAGGTAACATACACACCTTTCTCATTTGCCATTCAGCGCCTCCTTTATGTCCGATATAAGCATATAAATTTCCTGTGAACGTCCTTGTCTCCATCGGAGGTTTATGTCTTCTTTGCAGGTTACCAACTCTTCGTGTAACCTGTGTTTCTCTGTTTCCAATATCCCAATAAGAGCCTTCCAGCCTTCAGGCTCTCTGTTCATCGACGCTCTTACAACTGACCATTTATCATCTTTCTTGTCTATCATTGACCACGTTCTCCTTGAAACAGATTATTTTCGGGAGGCCGCATCGGGAGGTTGTTAATGTCCATCTGACCGCCTTGTGGGATATTCTGTTGTGGCGTATTCTCTGTCTGTTGAGGTTGCCCCTGCCCGCCGTCGGCATTCCCCGATGGGGGAACACCCCCAGCTGAAGGCGAGGGTATCTCTGGTATTTTATAAGGGATGTCTAATGCAGAGAATAATTCTTGAAGCATCTCTCGGCGACCTACCAGCCCGACTATCTGCATGTCTACAGGGTTCAATGTCGTGGTCAGCGCATCCTTAAGCCTAACAATTCGCTGCTCCTTTGCCATTAAGGATGAACTACCTGTAGCGATTATGTCCGCATCAGGCAGCATGTCGAGGTCTAATCCGCAATCGTCATGGAATTTTATGTTCATATCATACAACAAGTGAATCGCCTTTACTATCATTGTATCTATATTATTCAGCACGCTCTGGATGGTTCTCGACGCTTGTCGTTGTAGCATTGCTGAACCCGACGCAGTGGCACTCGCCCCTTTGTTATCTGTATGAATGAACGGGGGGATACCGCTTATTGTGTCTGCCAATCGATTGATGAACTCAAAAACAGGGATAAGACGGTCCGCCGTTATTGGCAAGGGTGTAAACCGCAATGAAGGAGCATCGGCCATCATCTGGCTGCTCACTTTCCAGACTTTCCCTGCAGATATATCGATATCCTCGTCCGACTCTAAATTTCGCATATTTACTTCTGTCTGCGGCATGGCACTCATCCCCGCATTTAGAACTATCCAGCGGAATAAATTATTGCAATCTGCTTGAATATCTTTTATCATCTGAGGAATGCCAGCCCCCCAAAAAGAACCTGCCTGTTCCTCAAAACATATCCTATACAACGGGATATGTCCAAAAGGATTGGGGTTTAACACACACTTTATAACATAATGTTCTCCAGCCAGTATAGCCCATATATCATATGTTTCCAATGGGTCTACTGCTTTCTTATATCCCCACTCTTGCAGGAGATGCCCAGAGACTTTGCCATAATAGGTCTTAATCTCTATTTTCTCTCCTGTCTTAAAAAAAGGCCGATTCTCTTCGGCTTCTCTCTGATAATCATATCCTTGCGGGAGAGAATACCCGCTGTCTTTATAAGCTCCTAAAACTCTGTCTATCATCTCTGAGTTATATGACGGGTCGTTCTTGCACGAGGAGAGATAAGCCTTCTCTACACTCGACTTCACAAAAACATACCCGTCATCGACATCTTTATTGTCTATGCCCGGTACAATGTCAAAAGGAGAGACTCGATTCCAAATAGGAATAAGTTTCTCTACTATCTTCGGACGGTCATCGCTGCCTTTGACGTAGACCTTCCGAGTTTCGTATGACATTTCAATGAAAGCTGCAGGGTATGTTACCAAATCGTACATCATTGACTTGACGGCCTTCAAGAAACCACCCTGCTCAAGTTGTTTATTAATGAAGTCATTTATGTATCTGATTTTATCTTTCAAAATCTCTTCAAGGGCTTTTTGAGTTGCCGAATAATGGGCTTTAAATTGGGAAACTGCCTCATTAACAGGCAACCCCTCAAGCCGAGAAGATATTAAATCAAACAATGCGTCTTTTTTATCATTTGCCACTTCTAACTCGTTCGTGGCTTTTATCTCCCAGGGCATGGTTGTGTTACTAAAATAAGCATCTTCTAACCATGCCTGAGCATCATCACACTTCCGGCGGGTAACCCCCACAAAGGGTGGGTACTTACCACCCTTCACGCCTTTGACAAACCTTGGGTCATGTTCATCTTTCCGCTGGCGAAGGCATTCCAGCAATAAACCCTCCACAACTGAGGTGTTGGCTCCCTTCGCTTCTTGGTAACGGGCACACAAGAAGACAGACAAAGCGTCTGTGATAGGACGGGTTTCTATCTTCTTATCCATCATATTAATCAACCACTCGACCTTCATTTAATGCTTTACGGAACTCGGCCACGTAGGCTTCGTACTTCTCTACGGGCATACGGTTCGCGTGGTAAGCGACCGTCTTCTCTGTGAATTCGGCACTAGAAAAATACTTTTCCGCTTGCCGAGATGGGGCACCAGCATGGGACCTTGCGGGGGTGGCAAACTCCGACAGCGATGGTTTTGCTGGAGTTGCTGCTGGCTGTGAGGAAGTTTTTGCAGTTTGATACCCCTTAACTATCTCAATCGCCGCACGACTGTCTCCCCGTGCTATAGCGTCATCCAAGAGACGCTTCGGCATACCGTAGTTCTGTCCCAGATAACCGTTCAGGAACTCAGGGTCATTAAACAACGCCTGAGGATTAGGGACAGCTTCCCACATGGCCTGCTTTACAGCGTTGCTTCTCTGGTCGAGTTCCCTTGTCCGCAGCTGTTCGACTTCTGCCATTATCTGCTTTCTTGTCTTTTCGGCATTCCTGTCTAAGACTCTGCTTATCTCAGGGTAGTTTTCTCTTAAAGCAAAATCCTCAGGGTCTTCTTCCTGCGCTTTGGGAACCCCCGTAGCGGCAAGCTCCTGCAGTATTTCTGAACTTCGGATAAGATTCGACTCTCTCCGAGATGCCATTGCCATAGCATCTCCATGCCTCTTTTCTGCCTCCATCAGTTGTGCCCTTAATGCTTCAATTTCAGAAGGCTCTGCAGGTGGAACGGGGGAGTCAAGAGCAACCGGCTCTGTTTCTACTTGTTCTTGTTCTCGAAGCTGTTTCATCTCATCTTTGTACGCTTGCGGCATGAATCCGTAGTTCGCTTCAAGAGATAAATCTACATTGTTTTCTACTGACATTTAGTTCCCTCCATCTTGTCTCATGTAGTCGATAAAAACCCTCGCGGACCCGGTAGTGGCAGCTCCGCCTGTCTGCACATATTTAACATAGTAATCTGTATCTACGAGCAAGACAGTGTCTAACTGCTTTTCCTGCCACGTTGCTGAGGCTTCATTTATGTCTCCAGACCCCATTACGTCTGCATAAGAACCCGCTACAGTGCCCATTGTGAGGACATTTGTAGTCCCTGCGTTAAACACTGTCTTATTGTTCACCCCTGCCAGGATTATCCTGTTTCCTGCGGGAATCAGCCCCACATGAACAATGAAAGGACTCGCTATGTTGTAGTTAATTGCAGCCGAAATTACGCCGCGAAAGCCACCTACCCGATTTATCCCGAATAAACGGACTGTGTCGAGCACGAATTCCCCCAAGCAATGGAGGCGGTTTAAGAAACGAGAGCCCATAGTGATTAATCTCCCTTCTTCGTGGCAGGCGCACTCACACAGACGCCCTCCCCAGTGGTAGTATTTAGCTCTGAGACAAAGACATCGCCCACGTCCTGCAATGTCCCGTCCTTCTTTTTTGCTTCTACTCCGTTACTTACCATGTTACCTCCGTTTAAATTAATTTGAATATCTATATCTTACACAATAATGAAAGATTAAGTCAATTTACCACCTTTCGGTGTTAGATTCATGCCGATAATGCGAAATCTTTGCCTTGTTATACTCCCCCCACCAAATGGCAAGGCAGATGCTTAGGACTATATCGTCATGTTCGCTATCCTTCCCCGACTCATAACTGGTATGGCCGCTATCGGATTTTATCTTCATATGGAAACCAAGAAATTCCTCTTTTATCTTCTCGTTCAAAGGGATTCCCGGATGAAGCATAATACGCTTATTATGGAAAGCCAACAACGCGGCATCGACTACGTGAGATTTGGGAACGTTCAAGTATCCCTGCCCAAGAGAAATGTTATTGCCGCCAGTTATATTGATTGGCTCTAAATCTCTTTTAATATAGTTGTCATTCCTTAGCGTATCCACAACAGGCATTCCTACACCTGTCGTGTCTATTATAATTTTGCAATTGCCATACCTTGTTCTAAGGACATGATACGCTTTTACTATGGCATCTTTTATGACAGGATAAGGCGTCTGCAGTTTCATCTGCACCACTTCTCCGACAGCATACATGACCTTATCTGGGTAAGTCTGGCGTTCGATTCCACTGATTACCGTGTAATCTTTGACCTTGCCCAAGTCTACTCCGAGCAAACCATGACTACGATATGGATTTTGGGTTATCATTCAATCCCAAAATCGAAACGAGGACATTCCGAATTTACGGCGGCTGACCAAATTCTTTGTACTCGTTCCCCATAGCCAAGTGTGGTAAACGTAAACGCCTCACAATGAGGAGATTCACGCCCGGCATTGAAAGCTGCATCGATGTCCTCTTCTAAGAATAACTGCAGTTCTGTGTCTACAAATTCACACATAAACTCCGACCTAAAGGCCGCATCGCTCATGTGTCTCTTCTCGTAATCAACATCTTTAGGGTCTAGCAGGGGACATTCATAGGCCGTCATTGAAAACCGCTCCCATGCAGGGTCTTGAGATTTCCATATGTCATAGAAATGACCCCTCTTGCCAAAAGGGGTAGACATCATGATATGGCGGCCTTTTGTGTTTATCATTGTCGGCCGGAGAGATTGATAGTGCACGATGTCAGCCACCTGAGTGGCCTCATCTTCTATCACAATTGTCGCAGAAACTCCACGAACAGCACTCCCCGGTAATGCTTTGATGAGACTGCCGTTTTTAAATTCAATAGATTGAGCTTTTGCATCCATATTGCGTTGCTCCGATGGAGGTAACAACGCAATGAATTCCTTTATCTTTTTTATTGCCAACTTCGCCTGTTCCACACTTTGTGAAATGATATAAACTTGTGGAGGGCGTAGTAGGTTGTCTGGGAACATACAGGTATGATATGCAATCATTGAGGCAAGAGTGGTTTTTGTCCCTTGTCTTGTCATGTTCAATTGTATATTTCTTGCCCTTGACCTTAATATCTTCTCCTGAAATGGATAAATAACTGGAAATAACGCTTTAAAACGGGTTTGGGCAAAGTATGCAGGGTCTACTTTGCAACGAACCCAATCTGTGAGTTCATTCATCTAAAATCCCCTGTAGAAAGCATTTTGGCAATCGCATCCTGCCGCTCGGAGATGTTTGCTTCTATCTTGGACATGATTAATACAACACTATCGAAAACCAGTTGGTCTTCTTTAAATTCCTTAAAGAGGACATCGATAAAGGCCTCTTTGAACATCTTAACATCTGCATTCCCTCCACTCTTAACCTGTGAAGGGTCAAACTCAAAGATTTTGTGAGCTTTCATTAATGAGTCGAGTACCTTTCTCATTGTGTCTATCCCCTCATTTAGGGACCGCAAAGCATACTCGTTACCGATTAACGAGGGTAGGTCGGCAATCTCGGACGACAAACGTGTAAGGATAGACTGGTTTAGGTCTATCAAGTTTGACAATTTTACCAAGATGTCCTGTTGTGTAATTAGATTCTTTTGCTGGGTCTCCATAATTTGTACTTTATTGACATTATCAAGGACAACATCTTTGGCCATGCCAAGTGTCGTCAGCATTCTGTCTTTATCAATGGATTGAGTAGTTTTTTGGGCTTCGATGAGACTCGCTACCATTGCCCTGTGTTTATTTATATCACTGAGTTTCAAGCCATATTTGGCTTTAATCTCTACCGTAGGCACAAGAGCGGCCATGTCGGCCTCTATTGCATCCATGTCTTTGTGGACACAGATGACACATTCATGTAAGTATTTCTTTGCCATGTCCCGCTTCTCTTTTGCTTTCGCTCCGGCTACCAACTGCCGACGGATGGCTTTTTTGCCTTCTTCTATAACCTTAGGGTCTACCCCATCGGTTTTCCAGAAGACACTTCTTTTGCGGTATCCCCTTTTCTCTCTTGGTTTTGTGCGG